ATTTTGTCAATCCAATCCTGCGGTAAGTCGGCCCAGCCACGTTGCATGATTCAAATGTATAAAAAAAGATTGAAAAACGTATATTTGCATTCTCCATAGGTTATTGCATAATTGGTCAAGCGAGGGTCGGTGCAAGCCGGCCTTTGCTATTTACAGGGGTAATGAGTACCTTTGAATCGGTATTTTTAGTGGTGAAGGGGTCGTTGTGGTGGCGGCCCCTTCAAATTTTATCCGGCTGAGCATACCCATCCCTTTATATCCCTCCATGTTTTAAAAGCAAAACCACAGGGATATTTATGTTTGGCCTCTGAGCATCAAGCCATGGAACCACACCTTTATATCGAGGACGTTGCAGGTTTACCTTTCAGCATGGAGGTCATGAGTTGTCAGGGTGGACATTGCTCACACTTTTTTGCAACGAGTTCCAGAACTTACCTCCGTGGAGGGTTTTCTTTGGGTTTATACCGTTCCCTGATACACAACGGGCGGCCAAAAAAGAAAGGCCTCCCAAATTGCAGACACCCTTTCGGATGGTAGCAGTTGCAATAGGAGGCCTTTGGAGTATGAGAAATAAGGGTTTAACCTTCAAACTTTGTTCCACTATTACGACTGCTACATCGCAATTTGGTACTGCAATTATACGCCAAAACGTATAAAAAGTCAACCTAAAAGTTTATCCCTCGATTAATTTTTCAGTCAGCTCCGTGGTGTACTGCTCCACGATTTCAATGTCCAAATCCGCCTGATTCAACGCGGGATACCATTCGATTGCGGTTGCCCTCATAGGCTTTCCGTCAGCCGTCCGGCCCCAGCCGTTTACGGACAGCCGGCCAAAGTCATCCAATGTGAACGGCACCCGCACCTGAGCCTTTTTTCGCTGTCCGGTTGGTTCGGCCAAACTCCGGTATTTCCAATACTTTTCGTACAGGTCTTTTGCAGCCGGCTGGACAAAGGCCATCATTTCACCATTCAGCGCAACGGTTTTGGCCACGCTGAAGTAGCGGTTTGATGTAACAAGCATATTTGTGAAATTCAGTTTGTCAACCGGGAAGTTTCCACCGAAAAGCCGGATGATCTTTTGCAATGCTTTTGCAATCTTATGAATATCGTTTACGATTAAATTCTTTGCGCCAACCCTTTTTCCCAATGCGGTCTGAAACCGCACCTCTTTGTAACCCGTGAGCAAGTTGGTCTGAATCGTGGTAGTTTGTTTGTTCCGAAGCTGCACCTCGACGTTTACGCCCTTGAACTGCTCAATAGTCCATTCGTCCGAAATGTCGGTGGCGAACGAGAATATCCGGCTGAAAACTGCATCCGAGGTGTTGTACTCCATTTCACGGATCAGCACATTCGGCAACGAGTAGCCGCCACGGGTAGTCCAAAACGGGTCGCCCACAGTGTATAAGTACGCCTTGTTGCCGTCAACGTGCAACTGAGCCTTGAACATTTCCATGCACAAATTCAGTAACTCGCTGGCACGGTATCCGTAGTCGGATGCCTTGGGAATGCCGTCAATTTTTTCCTCGTCATAACTCCGGCTTGGCAGGAATGCCCATTCGAGTTCGGCAATGTTACTCTCGAACTCAAGGCCAATGTGGCTAAATGCAGTTTCCAGCATATAACGGTAGGTCATGCCCTTCAGACGGCGCACACCCTCTCTAATGATCCTTACTAATTCACGAACAAGGGCGATCATGTTTACAACAAGCAGAACCAAATACACAGCATTTCCGATTGTTTTACCTATGGCCTCTGAGCCTTCTGCCGCTGCATCGAGAGGAGATATTGCTACCTCTGCTTTTTCACGAACAGCATCCACAAGCCTTTTGCGTGCATCCATGATTTCCTTGCCCAATATATATATAGCGAGGGCAAGTGACATTTGCTCAACAGAAGTCTGAGTTGGCTCAACAATCCTCCACACCCGCTTAAACTGCTTCAGCTTGCCCAGGTCACTCAGGTATCCGTATGTAATGGCTTCGAGTTTCTTATTGGTTTCCTCAAGCCACTTGTCGGATTTCATCCCTGTAATCGTTACAGCCTCTTTGCGGGCATATTTCCGCAAATCCACATAACCATCCCATGTATGCGAATCGGTGCCGTCAGATGCCACGATTTTAAGCGGAATTGCGACAAAAATCTTACCGGCATCCACCCAATCGTCAATGAACTGCTTTGCATCCCGTACCCATTCAAGGTCATCCATGGCAATCTGAGGTTGCACCGAACCACCGGTGTAGTTGCCAATGATTTTCAGGCTGTTTATGTTATCCGGCTGCGTAACCTGTTTGCCGTCGAGAAAGAATGTCAGCTCCGCCATACTCCGCCTGTTTTGTTGATGATTGTACGAACCTTGTTGCCGGCCACGATTTTCTGCTCAATGGCCTTTTCCTGCTCATTCCACCGTGTAACGCTTTCCGGCCTCTGCTCAATAGCACGTTTCACGTCATCCAACTTGCGGACAAGTGTTGACTGCGCCGAGGTGTCGGTTCCCGGGGTGAATACCGGTACCATTGAAAAGCCGGACCGGTACCTGAAGGCAAGTTGTGCAAGTTCGGAATTGCTCATGTCGCCAATCATTTCGTTCTGCTTTGCAGTCATTACACGTTCGCCGGGATGTAGCCGGACCACATATGGGTCTTTTCTCGTTTTGAGGTCAAACATACTGATGCTCTTGTCCACGTTTTCGGTACCATCATAGAATGTCGGCAGGGCATAAATCGCAGCCATCAGCCGGCTCATGTCATTTATAGTATTGACAATGGCATTCTGATCTCCGGCTCGCAGACGGTTTGAAGCGGCCTGAAGTGCGGTAGTGGCAATCTGCCTCCGGGCTGCACGTTTCTGAAGTGCCTCTTTTTTGCGCTCAAGTTCGGCCAAACGGCGTTCCTCAGCGGCAAGGCTCTGTTGTGCATCACGCTGTCCGAGGTTGGCCAGGTCACGGAGTTCCTGCTGCCGGCGGCGGGTGGCCTCAATCTGTTTGTCAAGCCTGTTCTGTTGCCGGCGTTCCTGTGCCTCAAAAATGACATTGAAGCTGTCAATAGCGGCCTTAATCTGCTGCCGCTGCCGGTTGAAGTCACCCTTGGTAGGGTCTTTGATATTCTCAAGGCCCATTTCAGACTTGAGTAGCTTCAATGCTGCCTTTTGCTCGTTAAGCTGGTCAATGCTTACCATCCCCATGCTTGCGGCCAATTCTGTAATGCGAATCTGATCCTCCAGCGACTTGATTTTGATTTGGAGTATGCTCTGCTGAAGGTCTTCTTCAATTTGCTTTTGCTGTTCGGCGGTAGTGGCTTTTTTCATGAGTTCGTTGGCTGCCGCCTCTGCTTCGGTAATCCGGGCATCCTCCATGTTCTTGATGTGCTTAATGGATTCCTGATAGGTCTTTTCATTGAGTTCCATTTGCCGCTGAATCTCCTTGTCATTGGCATCCTTCAACTCTTTTTCATGCTTGGCCTTGAGTGTTGCAAGCCTTTGGTTTCTCTCGTTGTCGAGTTCCCCCATAAGCAATGAGAAACGTGGATCTCCTTTCAGTCCTTCGTATTTGTCGGCCAAGTCCTCTTTTCGCTTTGCGTATTCGGCAAGTATCTTGGCAACCTCTTTTTCGTATCCGTCAACCATGGCCTCAATTCTTCCTTTGGCCAAATCTTGTCCAAGTTGCCGGCTCAGGTCAGATGATTTTTCTGCTGCGTTTGCCCTTCCGGCTTTTCCTTTGCCGGAAGTTGCTTCACCGAGGCTCCCGAGAAAACCCTCTGAAATGCCATAATTCATGAGCTGCTGCTGGGAGTTTCTTTTCTGCTCAATAAGCCTTGCTTTAGCCTCGTTCACCATCCTGATGTACTCCCTGTTGTATTGCGGGTTGGCTGTACCCCCAAACACTTGCAGCCTTTCCTCGATGAAATCCGCTTCTTTGTCGCCGATAATGGCACGAACCTCGCTGCGAACGCCGGAGTGTACGGCCATGGTTTCAAGGTCGAGAATCTGCTTTTCGAGTTCTGAGTATTTCTCCAGCATAGCCTTTGCACGGGCAAGTTTCTCGATATGCTCAATGTAACGCTGAATGGCCAATGTGGCCGCTTGGGTTCCGACGTTTTCAGCCGTAATGAACCCCAGGTATTCGGGGCTGATCTCATTCAGCCGTTTGATTGCATCATACTTTTCCTGCTTGGTCGTATTCTCGGATTTTGCAATGGTCAAAAGCAACTGAATTTCGGCACGTTCCTTCGCATAGTTGTCCAGGTTATTTTTGCCAATAGCATCGAACTCACGCTGTTTCTTTATGGCTTCCTCGGTGGCATTATTCAGCCCAAACAATCCCTGAATCCACTTTCCAATCTGATCGGAAAACGCCTCACCCAAGGCAATTAACACTAATAGCGCAGACTGAAAACTGAAAATCTGCCGGATCATCATTTTCAATGCGCCCAGGTTTCCGATTTGCTTTCCTGTGTTTTCGTCTATTTTACGGCTGAGGGTCGTGAAGGCATCCGACAACTGAGGCAGGTTGTTTGACAATGCCATAAATCCAATCCGGCTGCTGATCGCAAAGTTTGGCAATTCACGGAGTATCTGCTGCACCTGGAAAAGTTCGTAATGGAATTGTCGGAAACCGGCCTTTGAGTATTGGCCAACGCTGCGCTGAAACTCGCCCACGGATTCCTCTGCTGTCCGTATGGTTCTATTCAGCCGTTCGTATTCCTCTCTCAACGCCTTGGCGGTAGCGGTATTGTCTTTGCCGGTAACAACGAGGTCTTTCAGTTCCTTTTTTACATAGGCCAACTGCATTTTCAGCCGTTCGTATGGCCGGGTGTCAATGGATACTGCCGACTTTGCCCACTCGGCTTCCTGCTTGCGCTGCTCATTGAGTTGCTGCTGGGCGGCCTTAGCCGCATTGATTCCCGTCACCTCGTCCTGCAACGCCTTGGCACGTTCCTTCAGCGCATGATTCTGAGCGACAATGTTTGCCGTGGCCTGTTCTTCAAGGTTGGCAATTTTGGCCTGAAGCGTTCCTTGCTCCGTGAGTAACTTGGTATGCAGTTCCTCGGCCTTGGTCATTTGGTAGTACGCCGATGTAAGAGTGCGGAGTTGTTCGGTGTTTTTTACAGCACCGCCCTCCATGGTGTCCATGGTCTTTTTGGTTTGGATGCCGTTCTCCTTAATCTCGGCAATGAGTTGGTTCACTACCGTCAGTAGTTCCTTGGCCTCAGCAATGGTTTTGCCGAATAAACTGCCTTCAATTATGTCCTCGTGGGATAGCCGCTTCATGTGCTTTGATCTCCTTTTTCATTAATTGTACCCGAGCAAAAAATTGTTGTACGGTGGTTCGCCTCGGGTCAATAGCGATTCCGTAATGCTTTTCAACTACTGCAATGTATTCGCCGGTATTCGGCTCCGCATTCCCGGATTCGGCATTCATTAACGCCTCAAGTTCAATCCGGGCAACTTCCTTTCGTGTGTAGTTTATGGGTTCGTGAGGGTTCTCGATGAACTCTGCAATGGCAACGCAACATTCCTGCATACGTTCCAAAAGGCTCCGGTATTCATCCGGCAGCCCAAACCTTTCAATGAACTGATTATACAATTCCTCATATCGCTGCTCCGCCCTTTCGGTCGCAATGAACGGGCCGGACTTGTAGATATAGGCCAATTCGCCGGCCTGTAACCGCTGCCAGTTATACAGCGGTATTTCATCGAGGTCATTATACAATGCCCCGGAAAATAAGTTTTTCAAGTATGTCAGCAATGTTTTCATCTTTAATTGCTCCAACGAGCATTTCCTGGCTTTCCTGTGTCAATCCCAATATGCTATCTCCATAGATTTCGACCATGCTGCCGAGCATCTTCATTTCGTCGGACCAGAACTCAAGTTCACCATCAAGCAACTCGACACGAACGCTGTCATAAAAATCACCGGTATCGTGAAGGGTGTAAGGCGTTCCGGCTATTTTATTCGGTCTGCGCCGCTGCGTTTCCGGCTTATAGTAGCCAATGACCCGACCTTCGCTGTCAACCCCTTGGTCAAAAAGCTGGTTGTAAAGATTCAGACTGATAACAAATTTCACCATGGCCGGCCGCTGCCGGAATATCTCATTGAACATATCCCTTGGGGTAAGTTCAACCACGTTCTGAGCAAGCCTGATGAGTGCTTCCATACCTGAAAAAAAGGGCTGGGTTTCCCCAGCCCTTTCTCTTTACTTTTCTGACTTGGGTTTGTGTTTCTCAACCTCAGCCCATGCGGCTTCCGGGTCGTCCAGGATGCCTTTGTGAGCCTCGATAAAGGCTTTCTTGCCCATAGCGAGTGCGGCTGCAACCACAATCTCCGTATTTCCAACCTTAATCGTTTTCATGGATTACGGGTATTGGATGAGTTGTGCGCCGAGTTCGCTGCTGTCGTAGCCGGTCTTGGTGAAGGTCAGATACGCCTTGGCTCCGGTTCCTGCTGCTGCATGAACAAAAGTGTAGCGGCCTTTTTTCACCGTGCTTTCAGTTACCGAGGTAATACTGATTGTGCTTCCGTCCGACTTGGTGAGGTCGAAGTCAGCGGCCACAAGCCCGGGAACCAGCAACGGATTCTTGGCGGTGCCATAAGGGGTGTAGATTTCAACCACAAAACCGGTGTTGGTAATGCTGCTGAAGCTGCCCTTGGCATCGAAAAGGCCGGTCAGTTTCTTGGGCGAGTAGTCCATTTCGGAAGCCTCGATCATGCTCACGTTGTCATCGCTTTCGGTTTCGTCGAAGTCGAATTTCACCATGAGCCTCTGCACGTTCTTGTCCTTGGCAGGAACCTCGATACCATCCATGGTGCCACGGGCAATACGGAAAGGCTTGAGGAATCCGTAATCTTCACCGTTGCCAATGAGGTTGCCCTCGCTGTCAATGAAGAAAACGCCAAGGTCCAGGCAGTTGCCGGAGTTGAAGAACTTGGCAAGTTTGGCAGGGGTTTCAGGCAGAAGTCCGCTGAAGGACTTGACACCGGTTTGAACTTTGAACTTGAGGCCGCTGTCAAATTCCTCGAAGGAACTTTCGGCACGGGCCTGTTCAACGTTTTCAAATTTCCGGCCAATAGGGTACCACCTCTGAGTTTTGTCGGTGTTGTTCACCAACGCCTCAAAGTAGGTTTGGTCAAGGGTGTCGGAAACGTCCACCTTGTTCACGGCTCCGGTTGAATCGAAGTAGTGAACGAAGATTGCACGTTCGGCAACCTTACTGATGTGCTGGCATCCGGTAGGGAGGCCAGTATTGGCGAGGCCAATATTGCAACGGCAAGTTGTCATCTCTGTTTTTTCCTTTCTTTAGTTACAGGTTTTACGAATAGGTACTTTCAATCGGAGTTCGCAGCCGGATACATACTCATTCACCAAGTTCTTGAAGTTGTCCGCTGTTTTGGTAAACCTCAAGCCAAACATGGCATGGTTGGTAAACTTGGCAACCTCAATGGCTTCAAACTTTCCGCTATCTGCAATGTATTGGCAAATCATATCTCCCAAGTTTATCATTGGGCGGACCACCTGATCGTAATGTTCGGCGGTATCCCAATCCTGGTAGTTGGCTTCATCGAGGAAGAAAAGCCTCATGTCCGGGGTATCTCCAATCAGGCTGAGTGGGTCATAATTCCGGTCAAATTGGCTTACCTCAAGGAACCATACAAGCGGATAGATTCGCTGGCCTACCTGAGCATCATTGCTCTGTTTTGATGCAATCGCTTTTGGTGTGCCATGCAGATAAATCGGCGAGTAGAGTGTCCATGTTTCTCCGGCTGAAAAGGCGGTGTCGCACTCCACAATGATGTAGTTGTCAACTGATACCTCAGTAATCTTGCGAGGGTCGCCGTTCGGGTCGGAAATGTTATAGCCATAGGCGGCATATTTGGTTTTGCCAAACAGCTTCCAACGGCCTGATCCCAAATCCTCAACCGAATCCCAAACAAGTGTTCTGTCCAGGTCGGCAACAATTTCACCCAATATGTACTGCGGCTCTTTCAGATGAACATTCCTTGTGGTTCGACGGGTATGCCATTATATTCAGGGTAATCGCTCTTGTGTTGCTCGATGTACCATTGGATAGCGTTATAGGTCTTTATCGCTTTGTAGTAGTGGTTCATGATGAACTGCGCTCCACGGGCCTCGGTCTGAGGTGTGGAGTTTTCGTTCAATGAACTCACCAATCCGGTTTGAGTGTGCATTACATTGGTTTTGGGAACGTACTCATAGTAGATTAATCCCTTGAGCATTTCCTTAATACCGCTGCTCTGCACCACATCGCTGCCGTAGTCCTCGACAAATTCATCGAAGATTGTTACAAAACGAGCCTCATCCGGCTCATGGTCCAACTGAATATCGGCAATGAATAACTTGGATAGTTCAGCCCCCAAGAGTTTAGCAAGCCAAACTTTTTCAGTCCTCTCGATTTGGCTCGAAAGGTCGGCGTATTTGCCCTGTGCGATAAAGTATTCGCCTGTAAAATCCGAGGTCTGAACTATCTGTGTCATTATTTACCAGCCTTTTTGGATACTCCTTTTTTTGCTCCTGCCTTGGGAGTTGCGCTTTCTCCAGCCGGCACTTTTGATGCCTCTGAATCAACGTACTCAGCCTGTCCACGGTCAATCATTACGGCGGCGTGTTCCGGCTTGGCATTCTTGATTTCTCCGGCAGTCATGCCGGCAACGTCAACGAGCAATTTGATTTGTACCTTTTTCATGCTTTTAGGGTTTTCGTGCCAGCAACTTTGCGTTAATGATGGCAACCATGGTTCCTGATCCGGTGACACGAACCCGATAGTAGAGATACTTGCTCTGCCCAACCGCATAGATAAAGCTCTGAGTGGCGGTATTGGTCAGGGTGCAGGTATCATTTCCTCCGGGGAGTGCGGTAGTGGTCAGAGTAACGTAATTGCTTCCGTCAACGCTGCCCTGAAGCACAACGGTTCCGGCTACGGTTCCGCTTACTTTGGTCACAACGGCCTGGATGGTTACGTCAGCCTGATAACCGTTCACCTGGGCAGTCAGAACCTCCGAACCAGTGTTGGTCACGGTATCGGTAGCTTTGCTGCTGGTGGATTTCATGTCAACAACCTGGGCGTTTGCGGCGACAGCGGCAAACACGAAGGCGGCGGCGAAAATGAGTTTTTTCATTTCTGTTTTTCTCCTTTCAGATTAGGGTTTGTCCAGGGCGGTAATGGCTGAATCAAAGTCACCTTTTACCAGGAGTTGGGTGTCGTTTGCAGACACAAACTGCACAAGGCGCTGCTCCAGCAACATGGTTTTCTTGTTCTCGGTGAAGTCGTTTCCGTCCAGGCCGATTGTGATACCGATTTCGTCACGGAAACGAACCTGCACAACGCTGGTGTCGCCGCCAACAAATTCACCTGCGGTGATTGCGGTGGTTTCAACAACCTGCATACCGGAAATAACCAGCGAACCGTCAATGGTCACATAGTTTTTCCATACGGGATTTCCGTCGGCATCCTTAATCAGTTTGATTTTGGCAACCGTGCTGGGGTTTACGAAAATGGTGTTTGCGGAGCCATGAGCAAGTTTCACCTGAAGCGCAACGGCCTCAAGAACGTCAAGCTCATTGGCATCAACAACCGCAGCGGCCAAGCCGGTAGGCGCAGCAAACGCAGTTGCGTATTCTTCGATACCTTTCAGGTTGTTGCTCAGGCCGTCACCGGCAATCAGGCCGTCCTCAACTTTGAGGTCCATGCGGCGCATGAGGTTGGTCTGAATGTAGCTGATGAGCTGAGGCAGGTCGGCCAGCATTTCGGTAGTCACCTTGCCATAAACGGGAATTTTCTTCACCTTAGCCTCTTTTTCAACGTACTTAACGCTGAGCTGAGTTTTGGCATCGCCTTCACCGATGAAGATAGGAGTACCCTGTTCATCTTCTTCTTCCACCCATACGGCACGGTCGGAACCAATGCGGCCGGTACTTACACGGCTCAGGTAAGTCAGCACCCTTTTACGGATTTGGCTCACGATACCGGTGTTCTCGCTGATGGTGATGTGAGGGTTGGTTGAACCAATGGTGTTCTGCACACCCATGTCAATCACGGCTTTGGTTGATACCTCGAATGAAACTGCACCATGTTTTCCGTCACTTTTGATGATGGTGTCCAGGGCATCCTTGTTTGCAGCGAAGGCATCTTCCAGCGCAGCGGCCAGGGTTTTCGGTGCAATGTCGGTTTTCTGTGAACCTTTCTCAACCTTGTCGGCGAGTTTGTTCACCATTTCCTGATAATCGCCCATTTTCTTTTCGGCTTCAGCCAGGGCGGTTTTCAGGGTTTCGATTTCGTCTGCTTTGGGTGTGTTCTGAAGCGCAGATTTGATTTCTTCAGCCTCCTTGGCGATCCTCGCCAATTCGGTTTTCAGTTCTTCGGGATTCATTTGAACTTGATGTTTTTGATGTCCTTGATTATGTTGGTCAAATCCGGCTCATCCTTCGGAGTGGCCTCGACCGGCTCCGCTTTTCGAGTGGTTATTTGCAGGGTGGGAGTTACGGAGTTCGAGCCGAATACCACGGCTGACCCCTCAATGAGTTTGGCTTCCTTGACAACCCAAAAGTAGCCCTGCTTTTCAGCTGCATCCCGGTTGGCAATTTTGCCGATGTAGTTGTCAAAATTCTCCTTGTACTGAGAATCCTGCGGGTCATCGCTATTCATCGCAAACAGCATTTTGACGTAGCGCATTCCCACGGAATGATTGCGAACCTTGCCCTTCTTGTAGGCATCGAACATTTGGGGGTTGTCCGCTTTATTCAGCCGGCTTTCAAACACCAATGCCTCGGTTTCGCCTTCAGCCTCAACGCCCAGGTCCTTCCAGCGCATAGATTGAACGTATGCCTTGGAGTTGTCGCTGAGAACATGGCTGAAACTTTGCTTATGCTCCTGAAGGTGGTAAAAAGCATCATTCTCCTTGAGGCTCTTCTTCCACAGGCCATTATCGTGAACATCCGAATGGCTGTCCATGACAAGGGTGGTATTTATGACGGCCTTCACCTGAAGGGTATCTTCAGCCATGGTTTCATCCACCACAACGGCGGGCGAAATGGATTTTACAGCACCCAGGCCGGATGCTTTGTAAATCTCACCATGCACCTCAAACGCCTTTTTCTTGGCGATCAGGCTGTCGTGATTCTTTCTGAGCCATGCAAAGAGTTCGCTCTTGCTCTCAAAATCGGGGATTTCGATTCTCATTTGGTTATGATTTGGCCGTCCTTTACGGCCTTTTCTTTGGCCTTTTTCTTGGCCTCGATTTCAGTTTTGTCCGGCTGGGTCATCGTTGTTGTCGTTATTGTTTGACACTCCGGTTTGTCCGGGGAGTTCTTCGTCGCCATACCTTACCTGGGTGGTCAGTTGGTACCTGTCAAGGTTGTGATTGCTGTCGTTGTTGTCGTAGCCCAGGATTTCGTTGGCCATCCTTGGGGTAATCAGGTGATGCTCCAATGCCTCCATGACACGCTTGGAAAGTTTCTCCATGTCCTGCTGGAGTGCGGGAACGGCATGGTGGTCGTAGTCAATAAAAATTCTCCGGCCACGGGTATTGCTCGGTGCCAAAGCGGCATTGAGTACGTCACGGAGTACGTCCAGGTGGGGAAGGATTGCATCGTTCCAAAGTTTCTTTTCGACCTCTTTTTTGTTGTTAAAGGATGAGCCGGATTGATCCGACATTATCTCCTTGGGTACACCATACACATTGCATACGTCAGCGAGGTCAGCAGACCGGCCTTCGAGCAACGCCAAATCCCTTGCACTCAATCCGAGCTGAATCCACTTGAGGTTGGCCGTGGTCAGATATACTTTACCACGGTTTTCCTCGCCGGCGTAGTTCTTGTTGAACATTTTTTCAGCATCCTCCTTTTGGTTCTGAAGCATGAGTTCGTTTGAACCATTACTCAGGATGCCGGCCGGTCCGCCGTTCTCAACAAGCCTCAGTTGGCTGGTGAATCCTTTATTCGATGCCGGTATTACGGTGGCCAGGGAAACAAGCGGCGACATTCCACGAACGGACAACCCCTTCGGATCAAGGATGGGATTGAACATTTTGGTGTGGATTACGTCATCCGGATTGAATTTGATTTTGCCGTCACGGAGTTCGAGAATCCATTGCTTCGGCTTGCCGTACCATGTGCCGTCGGATTCATGATCCATGGCATACATTGGCAGGTTCCACAATTCACGAACGCCGTTTGACAGGCTATTCTTGAACTTGTAGATTCCGGTTTCGCCGGCCAACAGGCGATAGCTCAGCCAATGCTCGACGAACTCATTGAAGCTCTGAAGTTCATTCGGCTTGCGCAACAGGCGGGTGATGTCGAGGTCGCTGCCCTGATAGTAGTCAACGGCCTTATGCCTGAGAAACACGGCTTCTTCCAGCCGGCCAGCCTTCATAGCGGCCTCAGAACGGGCGTATGCCTTGGGGTCTTTTTCCTCGTACACATACCATGGAATGCTGAGTGTTGGCCGGGTAATTGCGGACACAACGGCATAG